GGAATCGTGGATTAGTTCCGAGTTTCGATGGTAAGACTTGGAGATTGCATGGCAAAGATGGGATGATTATTTGGGAAGGGTGTTGTATAGAAATAGTTTAAAATAACTAATTTAAAATAAAAGGAATGATTACTCATTCCTTTTTTCATTTCTATGCAATCTTCATTAATTTTCTGATTTCAAATTATTTATATATATAAAATCTTTTTCTAGAAATAAAAATACAAGGAGTAATCCAAACAGTATGGATACAAAAAAAGACATAGTATTTGATAATAAAACAGTTTCCGATTTGTTTAAAATAGTTTTTGACAATGTTGGATCTGATGCAAGTAGAATAGACAAAATCATCAATGAAATCAAAGTTAATTTAAATACTGATAGTGGTAATCCCGGAGGAGATACGCTATTTGTTGCTCCAATTATTAAAGACTTGTTAGATGTCGGAGTAAAAAACAGAGAGTTATTAATAAAATTACTAACAGTAATACAAAGGTTTAGTGCACCAGTTGCAGTAATACAAGAATCGATATTAACAGATGATGATAAAGAACAAATTAGGCAATCAATAAGCCAAGATACTAAAAAGAAAGCAAAGGAAATTGATATACTATCAGAAGAGCTACATAAAAAACTAATGGATTTAGAACAAGATGCATCTGCAGAGTTAAATAATGCTTAATGAAATTGAACAAAAAGATTTAGAGAATAGGCTTCTAACTCTTCATGAAGAGTATGGCAAAAAAATAGATGAATTTGAAAGATTACACTGGACTATTTATCACATACGACAAGAAATAAATGTAATAATGGAAAAACTAGGTATGAATAAAAATGAGAATACAGGGCAATAAAATATTATCAAATAGAGGATTGTTTGTAGATCCCGTTGAGTATTTCAATACAATTAATTCTAGTGCATTGAGTGAAGATATATTTTTGTATCTAGGTGAAGTGATCGGATATCCAAAGGAATCTGAAATTTCAACCCCAGGAGCAATTTTATTTACTGTACCCGGAATCCAATCTTTTTCCTCTGTTTCTGAAATAGAAGCATTAGCATATGTAGCATTGCCCGCAAACCCAAATTCATATACTAAACCAGTACCGGGCCAAATTATTTATATAGTTGAAATGCAAGATAATTATACATATCTAGGCTCGTTTCAATCTGGTATAAATGAAAATGGTACTTTTTTATTGGAATTGGTTAATCCTAATACCTTTGGACTAAATACTAAAAGTAATGTAACAGAATATAAGAATATAGAATCTGGAACTAGTTCTCCTAATAGTAAAAACAAAGTATCGAATTATGATACATTGGGATTCAAAATTAAAGATACTGTTATTCCTGCTATTAAAGAAAAATCAGGGGAATCTCATCTAAAAGGTATGGTAAACAATAATATTGTTCTATCATATAATGATAAAGGGGATCCGAATATAATACTGGTTATTAATAGAAAGGATAAAAATTATAATCAAAATTCAGATGGAATTTTTATTTTTGGAAATGATGATGTAGATAAAGGAATGAATATCCCATCTGAAATAAAAGACAATTTTCCAACAGATGAAAAGACTGGTTCTGTTATAGTATTAAATTCTAATAAATTCAGAATTAATAGTAAAAATGGTTCTGTGTATATTTCATCTGCAAAAAATATATCATTATCTAGTAACAATGATTTTACAGTTGATGCTAAGAAAAAAACCAATATTAATTCTAGTGAAATTATACTAGGTAACGGCGCAACAGAATTAATTGTTCTTGGAAATAAATTAAAGTCATTATTATCAAGTCTAATTGATGAAATAATGAAATTAACAGTGGGCACTGCAAATGGTCCTAGTAGCCCGCCGATTAATATATCATCATTTGCAAAGATTAAAACACAATTAGAAGGTATATTGTCAAAACAAAACAAAACTTTGTAGGAGTTAGTATGAAGTATAATGAGTTATTAAATATGATTAAAAAAGATATGGAATCGTATGTTAGAAAAATTGTTAAAGAAGAAGTGCTATTTGCATTACGGGTAAAATCCGGAGTTAATGAAATTGTTATTCCAAAAAATATTGTTAAACAAGAATTTAAAAATGCTACTGGGACAACAATACCAGATATTAGAAGTAAATACAAGCAAATTATGGAATCTCAAGAAAATACATTGCCTAAGGAAAATAATGCACCATTACTTTCAGAGCAATATGTAGACGATGAGCAGATAGTATTAACAGGCCATGAGCATGTAGCAACTACACCTGAGGCAGTAAGGGAAGCAATTAGAATACAAACAAAGGATTATTCCGAAGTTTTAAAACGGGCAAGATAAAATTATGCTAAATAAAATTCTATTACAAAACAAACTGCTAAAGTTTTTTAGTGATAATAAAAAAAGTGCTAAAGATGCTGCGGAACAATTATCTACAATTATTGATGATTATATAAAAAGTGCAACCGTAACTGTTAATGGAAATGGTGTTACTCCGCCGGGTGGGGTTGTTACAGTAGGAAGCCCGGCTACTCAAGTAAATTCTATACCAGTTATGTCAACAGTAACAGGAAATGGAAAAATAACATAATGCCAACCAAATATAATTATACAGGATCAAATGATGATACTGCAGTATCTAAGATAAACTTTAATGAAAGGGGCATTGGATTTTTTTACCCATTTGGTTCAAATAATAAAGCATATGATGTAACCCGTACAACTATCGATAAGGTAACATCAAATATAAGATTGTTATTGCAAACTGAAAAAGGAGAAAGAGTAAATTCTCCGGAGTTTGGGGTGTCATTAAGGAAATATATGTTTGAGCAACAATTTAATGATGCTAAACAAATGATAGAAGGCCAACTAAAAAATGACATATATAAATGAATACCAGAAGTGAATATTGATGAATTAACAATAAATTTTGATAATAACACAGTGCAAATATTTATGTTATTTTCATTAAAAGAGGACGCTGATATCAATCAAAAAATGAGTGTAATAATTAAATAAGTAAGAGAACAGTAATGGCAGATATAGTCAAAAAAAATATAAGTTATCTGGGTAGAGATTTTTCCGAATTAAAAAGTAATTTGCAAATATTTGCAAAAACATATTTTCAGGATACATACCAAGACTTTAATGAAGCTGATGCTGGAACAATGTTATTAGAGTTGGCTGCTTATGTTGGTGATGTTCTTGGATTTCATATGGATAGTCAATTTAAAGGATTATATGCAGACTCAATTACTCAACGAAAACATGCCATAAATTATGCTAACATGTTTGGTTATAAAGTAAAACCAACTATAGCATCTACTACTAAATTAGATGTATATATAGTTGTACCAGCAACTGGTTCCGCAGATAATAAAGTTCCGGATTATAAATACTGCCCAATTCTTAAAGCTGGAGCAACAGCAGTTGCAGATACAAGCCCTAGAATAAATTTTGAAACATTGACAGATATAAATTTTCTTGTTAATACTTCACAAAGTCTAGATGACGACGGAAGAGATGAAACAATATATGAAGTGGATGAATCTGGAATTGCTACCAAATTTTTACTACGAAAAAGAGTTGATATAATAGGCAGCGAAACAAGAACGTTTAATCAAACAATAACATCTCCAGAAAAGTATTTAAAAATTCAATTACCATCAAATGATATAACAGAAATAATATCAGTTTTAGATTCTGATGGAAATAATTGATATGAAGTGGAATGTTTGGCCCAAGATACTATTTTTATTGAACAGCAAAATATAGATGAAAATGATACAATATTTTCATCTGATAGTGGGTCTGTGCCATATTTACTAAAACTAAAAAAGGTTCCAAAAAGATTTGAAGTAAAAGTCGATGAAAATAATTTAACATATTTACTATTTGGTTCTGGAATTATAAATTCCAATGATGAAGAAATAATACCGAATCCTAGATTGGTTGGATCCCCGACTCCAATTGGCGGAAACTATTATGATTATACAGTAGACCCAGAGAATTTCTTAAAAACAAAATCTTTTGGAGAAGCCCCCGCTAATACAACTTTGACTATAACATATAGAGCTGGTGGGGGAATACAATCAAACGTTCAAGCTGGTTCAATCAATTCTATAGAGAATGTAGATTTAGAATTTCCTGTTAGTACCTCATTATTAAATCAAAAAGATATTAGTGATATAATAGCATCAGTTGGGTGTATAAATAATAGTAATGCTACAGGCGGCCGGGGAGAAGAAAGTGTTGATTCAATAAAATATAATGCAATTGCGAATTATAAGTCTCAGAAAAGGTGTGTTACAAAAGAAGATTATATTGTAAGAGCATATTCATTACCAGCTAAATTCGGTAGTATAGCTAAAATATATGTAGAAAAAGATGATTTGACAAAAGAAATACAACAAAGTCCAAATAGTAATCCATTTGCAATTAATATGTATTTATTGGCATATAATTCTGATAATAATTTAGTCAATGCTTCTACTGCAGTTAAAAACAACCTCAAAACATATATAAACCAATACAGGATGCTTACGGATAATATTAATATCATAGATGGTACAATTATTAATATCGGAATAATGTTTGAAATTATTGTATATAATAGTGAAAATAAGAATGAAGTATTATTAAGATGTATAGATGCAATTACTAATTATTTTGATATAAGTAATTGAAGTTTTAATCAACCTATAGTATATGCTGAATTATATAGATTAATTATGAATGTCAAAGGAGTTCAGGCAATTCCTATTGATTATAATATTTCCGATGGTAAAAGAGCTGGATTAAATATTATATGTAAGAGCGGAGGATTATATTCAAATACCTATGTTGATTTAGAGGGGCTAACAATTAATGGTATAATATATCCACCGAGAACTATATCAATATTTGAACTAAAAACACCACAAATAGATATTGAAGGTCGAGCAATCAGTGGATAAAGAATAGGGTAAAATAAATTATGTATTATAGATTTAAATTAGAAAAAGATACTTTTATAACTAGCCAAAGTGAAGAAGGAAATTTTGGACGAGATCCAATATTAGAAGTTGGAAAAATTGTTGATAATAGTGTAATATATCCAATTAGAAGTCTTATTAAATTTAATGTTGATGATATTAATAATAAAATTAGTACCAATAAAATAAATAGTTCATCAGTATTTGAACTGAGTATGTATGAATGTTTAAATGAAAATATATACTATGATAATTTTTGAATTGATGCATTATTAATATCTAGATCATGAACAGAAGGAACGGGATCATTAGCAGAAAAATCAACTGGTAGTGCATGTAATTGAATAAGTGCATCAAATGATGATTGCTGATCATTGCCTGGCGGTGACTATTTAACTGTTGCTTCCGCATCGCAATATTATGCTACATCATCTGGTGATATAACTATGGATATTACTGAGTTAGTTGGGTATTTAACTGCAAGTGTTTATCCAAATTGTGGGCTAATAATAAAACTAAGAGATGAAATAGGAGATCAATTCTTAACCTCAGGATCTCAGTATTTTATTGTTGATGGAAATGATGTATTTTATTTGACTGAGCGTAGTGCTCCAAATGAAAATTTTAATAGAAAAATGTTTTATGGCAAAGATACTCATACAATATATTATCCAACCATTGTTGCAAAATGAAATGATACATTAACAACTGCATCAATTAGTGCATCTAGTACATGGCAAGACTATTGCGTATCTTTACGGGAACCAAAGGAAGAATATATTAGTAGTGAAAGAATAAGGTTTGAATTATTTGGTAGATTAAAATATCCTGTAATGACATATTCAACTAGATCATTAGAAAATCTATCTAGTACTGTATTGACAGATTTAACATATGAAGTAAAAGACGTCTCAGATTATGGTAGAGCAATATTACCATATAGTGTGTATACTAGTTGTAGTTATGATGCTAGCAAGAATTATTTCAATATTGATATGTCTGCATTGCCTGTTAATAGAACATATGAACTTAGTGTAAAACACGAATTCTTAGGGACAACTAAGATATATAAACTACATAAATTTAGAATAGTATAACAATGGAAATTATTAATAAAAAAAATACTAAATCTGATTCAATACTAATGCCATTTAGTGCTCCGAATTATTCTGAATTAAATAATGAAATAAATCAAAAATATGATGTAGCAATCACAGAATTGATATCAGAAGATGCAAACATTTCTGATGATGCGGTACAAAATAATAATGATAAAATAGTAATATTCTTATCAGATTATGATTCAATCAAATTGATAATGAGTACAGATCAATTATATAATTTCTATAAAACCGTTGAAAAAGATATTCCAGATTTATACTTTATTGAATCTGGTTCTTTATCATATCTTCAATTTGAAAATTCTCATGCGTTATTAATTACTAATAATGAACATGAAATAGCGAGTGATCTAAAATATCCCAATTTAAATGAATTATCATTTAATTCTGGCAGAACAATTAGATTAAGTATTATACCAAAAACAAAAAATTATAAGGATAAATATATATTTCGACAGATTATAGAAGTATCTAGAATATAATAAATGACAATGAACTATATTATAAAGGATAAATAAATGGAAAAAATAATTGATCCCATCCCAGATCCCATCCCAGATCCCATCCCAGATCCCATCCCAGATCCCATCCCAGATCCCATCCCAGATCCAAAGCAATTAATATTTTATAAACCAATCATTAGTGAAATTATTCCTACTAGTAGAAGTTTTATCAAATTTAAATTAAATTGATCAGAATATCAACCAGGAGTACTTCTCGCATATGTTTTATCAATAAAATTATTACTTTTTGTATATAATATAGACGGGAGTATTATGGTTACAAAGGAATTAGATGCGAGATCTTTTTATGAAAATAATAGTTGGCCTGATAGTGTTGATATTGATTTAGGAATAAATTTAGTTGATAATACGCAAATAATATGTGATTGCAAATTATACTTAGATATATATGATAGGGCTACAGAACAAACACAACAAAGTACTGATAGTAACCCGGTAATATTTAATTTTATTTTTTCTGATACTACAGAAGAAGATATTTCACCAGAATTGCCCCCAGATGGAATAACAGTATATAATTCCAAAGTCGGGTTTGAATTATTAGTTGACAAAGATGGGTATTTAAATTTAACCTATAAATATTTTCTGACTAAAGAAAACGGAGACATTGATTTTTCTAATATTCAAACTATTTCTGTAAAGTCTAAATTTCCAATAGAGATAAACGATGAGAATAACATACTCTTTGGAATTGATGATAATAGTAACAAACTATTTTTAAGAATATCTAATACAGCATATCCATTAAATAATATTGATATTTCATTTAGTGATGATGTATTGCAGTCAAACGGTGTAAGTTTTGCAACGTTAGCTGAATATATTAGAAATTCAAATACTGCATTTTTTAATACTAGCTTTATAGTGGATAATTTTTATAACAAAATTCCGCAACCATTAATTGGTGGAATAAGCAACAGAGATAGTAGAAGTATGATAAATAAATCTACAATCAATCTGGAATATAGTAATATTAATTTAGCAAACTTATATAGTAGTAGCTATATAGACAACGGATTAAACGACTTTAATTTAACTAAATTTAGATATTACAATAAATATCTTAGTTATAATGATACAATTACAGACTTATCAGAAGATGATATATTTAATTCAGAATTTGATATAAAACAAAATTTAATGATAGACTATGATTTTAGTAATCTTAGTTCAAATGAGGATTATGTAATAGATAATTCAGGTAATGGTAACCATGGTGTATTTATTGGCGATATGGATATTGCAGTAACAGATAGCGGGTTTAGTATATCACAAAAGAACTTACCTATAGTAAAAATTTAACAAGGCACAATGATGAAAACAGTATCTATGGATGATGGAACAGTCACTAGTAATTTAAAATTAACAGAAATTGATGCTTCTAAACCGTCTTACTATGATGGTGTTGTCAGGGTAACTTTTTATGATTCTAATAATAATGTAGTATGTTCAAATAATTTAAATTCTGATGAATTTATATATATAAGTAAATCAATTTACATAAATTTAAATTTGCATGTTTCAAGAATACCCGATATTGCTCTGCCCCCCAATAGTAAATACAAAGTTATTGTATCATTTGAACGAGATATATATTCTAATATCTTTGTTAAAGAAATATCTCCATCTAAAACTGAAGTTAGAATTGGATTAAATAATAATATAGCAGATTCTTTCTGGATTAAATGAGCATATTCACCCGAAATTTTATTAAATAATGCTCAAAGAGTAATTAGAATACATGATGAAAAATTCAGGATTATCAATGTTATTCCAGACTATTCAAAGTATAAAATAGAAGTTGAACAAGTTAAAAATAATATTGAAAATCTTAAAATAGAATTGAATAATATGTATGTTGACCAGATTGATTTAAATCAAGTGAGCAGCAAGCAAAAAGAATTAAGTGATTTAGAAACTTCATTAATTGATAATAGTTTATTAAATAAAGTAACTTTTATATTAAAGTTATCATCTACTATTAATAGTGAAATTGAATTACCAAGTGCAAATTGTTTTCTATCAAATGAAATTACATTAGATCAAACAATCAATGACGTATACGTTTACTCAGAAGAAATAAGTGAAAGTAAAGTAGTTAAATTAAGTGCTGATCCTAGAGTTGGATCAAATTTCTATGATACTACAAAATGATATAATTACAATACTCTTGTTAGTTCTGGCAGTGCATCATTTTTAGCAGAATTAACTCAAAGCTTATTTTCTGGCATTAGTGATTTATGTATAGATTTTTCTAATTTTTCTAATCACACCTTTTTTGGGAGTGCAATAGAAAAAGTTAATAATGCCTCATTAAAAATTAAGAATATACAAATTTACAAAGACTTGATGAGTAATCAAACTTCATCCGGAGCAAGTACTACAAGCCAAAGTTATTCTAATGCAATACATAGTTTAGAAAATGAAATGACTCAGTATGAAAGATATGTTTATACAAAATCTGCATCATATGCATGGCCAAAAACATCTGATAGTGGATCAGATTACAATTATTCATATAGTTCGTCTATGGTTCAATCATGATACTCAGAACAATATAATTCTGCTAGTTATTACGATAGAAATAATAAAAATTATTTAGTTAATTTTCTGCCTGAAAATGTTATAATTGAAGATGATTCTAAATATATGACAAAAATTATACATATATGGGGAGAATTTTTTGATTATATTAAGAATTATATAGATCAAATACAATACTTATACAATTTTGATTATGACTGAATCAATGCAGTTCCGCCTGAATTACTACCTTTATATGCTAGCAATTTCCAATGAGAATTATTGGAAGGATTTGATTCTGAAGAATTAATGCCATATTTAAAGGGATTACAACAAGCATCTGGTAGTACTCCTTTAAAAGATATAACTAGAGAAAAATGACTAAGACTATTATCAAGTGTTCCATATTTAAACAAAATTAGAGGAACTCGTAGATCAGTTGACGCTCTAATGAATATATATGGTATCCCAAATTCAATTATTAGTATAAAAGAATATGGTGGAAGTAAATCAACTGGCAGTGATTACATAGAAGATAATACTAATATCTATTGCTTAGATTTTTACGGGGGAGAAACAATATATCCACCATCTAATGTATATGGATATATGTCAGGCAGTGATTTTACATATGAAGTGCGATATAATACTACTAGTAGTGCAAATTTAGCACTTTTTGGTAATCAAGGATTTAATGTTACACTAGAAACTTCTAGTAATAGTTCATATGGTTCTGCCAGTTTATTTATAAATAATGTTTCAGTAATGTCTATAACTGGTAGTGGAAATATTTCATTTTTTGATGGTGACTGGCATAACATTATAGTGCAAAAAAGTGGTACTACATTATATTTAAAACACAAAAAATACAAAGAGAATCAATTATTCTATAACAATGTGGTTAGTTATACATTGTTAGATGCTGATAATCAGTATATTGACAGTGGTTCTTCGGCCGGCGGATATTTGTATTTTGGCGGCATCGATACTAACGGTAGTTATTCGGGGTCACTGCAAGAAATTAGGTTGTGAAATAAATATCTAGCAGAAAATGAAATAGATCATCATAGTTATGATTTCAATTCATTGGCAGTTAATAATCCAAATGATGTTAGTGATTATCTAGTAGCACACTATAAGTTATCAGAAAATAAAGATTTAAATGCAAGTCAATATGTTAATGATTTTTCATGGCCGCCAAAATATGATGCAAGTGCAAGTTTATTTACTGGCAATCAATATAAAAATATAACATTGTCTGCTAGAACGTATTTTGAAATGTTTACTCTGGAAGGGCATAGTGATAATAAAATTAATATAGGTTATGTATCAGAAAGTGTTGAGGAAAATTTAAACAGAGTAGATTTAGTATTTTCTCCAGTGCAAGCAATGAATAGTGATATTTTAACTGAATTTGCCTTATTTGATTTTAACAATCCTATAGGCAATCCAATGGATATGTATGAAGCAAATTATTCAACATTAGATATATGAAAAAATTATTATTTTAAGAAATATGAAGGCAATTACAATTTCTATGCATATTTAAAATTTATAGAAAGTTTCGATAAATCTGTATTTAGAATTGTATCTCAAGTAATTCCGGAAAGGGCAAACTTAGTATCTGGACTTACTATTGGATCCCACATGTTGGAGAGAAATAAATACAAATGGCAAAAGTCAAGAATATTTGATTGCACTTATAGTTGTTCTGTAGACAATATTTCGGAAGATGTTTTTGATTGGAATGTTGATAAAGATAGTAATAAAGAATTTCAAATTTATCCAAATTCCTCAATTCAATACAGTTCTAGTACAGAAAGGTATATTGAAGCTGGTAGATTATTTAATACCGGTAGTTTTAGTTCTATTTTTAGTTATATAGAATGCTTATTCCCAGCATCAGATTTTTCAAGTATACTAACTGATTTTATTGCTGCATCATATGAACCAATAAGTTCAACTGCTAGTGGTAGTTCTTATGATCCTATTTATAAGCAATTAAAATATGCAACATCTGTTGGTACACAAAATACTGCTGCTACAGATTACGCCGGTGCACCTTGGGAAGTATCTGAATCATCTGCTACTATTATTCGTGTAATATAAAAAATTAAAAAAATAAAACATTTCTTAAAGATTTTTCTTGTTTTCTAACCATTTTAATATTAAATTATAGTGTTAATTAAAATAAAGAAGGAAAAAGAAAATGGAAAAAGTAAAGATTCGGGAAATTAAAAAATTGATTGAGAAGGCCATTAATTTACAAGAAGAAATAATTGATGGTAAAATTATTGATATTGACAATGAAGATTTTATTTCTAAATTAGAAAGGAAATAACATGGAAATTCAAGAATTTGAAGAAAAACTTCAAGAAATCAGAAGTAAAAATGGTTGGATAATTAAATTAGAATTTAATGGAATTTGGGTATTTACAATAATCGATAAAAGAACTGGAAATATTTCAGCAAGTACAGGTGCAACAGGGCTTGAATCACTTTTATATGTATTGGAAATGCCATTTGACAAAAGCCCCTGGCAGTAAGCAAAGGAGATAATATGACTAAGAAAAAAGTAATTGAGAAAACTATTGCTCACTGGAAATGGTTGAGTGAACAACCTGATGGTACTTGTAAGGGGGAATATCCAGGATTTAAAAACATAAATTCTGATGAGTGCAATGACTGTTTTTTATGTAAATATAAATATTCTCTTCATGATCCGATAGAAGATCATTACTTTAAAGGAACATGCCCAGTATTTGGGAAATGTGAATATCAATGTAAGGATAATCCTGAATATATAAAATGGAGAAATAACCATACTGCTGAAAATGCTAAACTGGTATATCTCGCATTACTATCTTTCTATAATGAAAAATTTAAAAAGGAGTTATAAATGTACAATAAAACGAATGTAATTGAAACATTAGAAAAAATGAGGGTGATTGAAATGCCTATCATGACTAAGGCAACTGAACCAATCAAGGGTTATAAAGCTATAGTTAGAGAAAGTGACAACGAATTGATTAGAGTCGTTTCTGATAATTATAAAGTATATCAAAATTTAGATGCATTTAATGAAGTAGTTACTGCACTAGATATAGCCAATATCAAATTTGATATATCAAAATTGGCGTTAAACAAATCAGCTGGTCGAAATACAATGCATCTTAGTTTATCATTATCTGATATTAGTATGGATATTGATGGGCATCTAACGACCGCGTCAATTGAAGTGTTCAATTCAAATGATGGCACATTAGCATTTCAAAAGATGCTTGGAGTATTTCGTTTAATTTGTACTAATGGTGCAATTATTGGAGAGAATTTATTCAAATACAAAAGACGACATACGCAATTTTTTAATGTGCCTGATTATGCTCATTTGCTACCAGAGATTAGCAATGATTTTGAAACATTCATGCATTTGGTAAAGAAAAGTAAAAGCATCAAAATGACTGATAGTATGAAGTTAGAATTGATCAAGGGCGGGTTTCCAGAAAAGATTATCAAAGATCTTAGTTATGCTTATGAAAAGTATGCAATCAATCATAATGAAGTAATCAATGATTATAATACATTGTGGGCATATTATTCAGTCTTAACCAATTGGATTACAAATTCTGTTAATGATAAGAATATTGTTAGAGCTAATACCTTTAATAATACCCTTATGAAAGTAATGGAAATAGCGAGAAATTAATAAATTGGGAGGTCTAGAATGTTAACGTTAAAACAGTTAAAAAATATGCCAGCAAATACTGTATTTGCTACGGGGGTTGCTAATGATACTCCTGATGGATTATATGCTAATGGAACAGGACAAGAGTTAAGGTGGGTTGCTGTTAGAGGGGACATTTACGATTGGACAATTTATTATCATTTTTCCTATAATGATATAAATTGGATTAAACGAAATGGTGATAAACTCTTTGGTAAAGAACTCATAAAAAAATTAGTTGAATGTGATGATGAAGCATTCAGATTGTATAGATATTAAAATAAATGATTAGGAGTATTTGATGATACCATATTTGATAATAACTCAACTCGAACTTACTCAAAAACCATTATATTACTGGGAAAACAATAATAAAGATGGAGAATATGCAAAGATTAGAAAAGAATTAAAAGAAGCAACTAGCTATCAATTTGACAGTAGTCATTTAATATTAACGGATATTTATGGTAATCCATATTCAATAATAATATTTTTAAATAAAGATAAAACTGTATTTGAAATTAATATATGGAATTTTAATGGTAGTATAAGTATTCTAACTGTTAAAATAAATGTTACTGGAGACTATAAAGAATTCAAACTTAGTTTCGAAGATTATAACAAAATAATGAATAAAATAACAAAATTTTATACTGATGATATTGTACCTTGCAATGAATGCGGAAAAGATATTAATTGGAAAACGGCTGCGGGTAGATATTTTGCAGGATTATTCTGTGAGAAATGCTGGGAATCTAAATGGAAAGCAATAGAAGCCAAAGAGACATATAATTAAGGAAACCTATAGGAGTAAAAATGAAAAATAATACAACTTTAAAGAAACAAACAATGTGGATTTTTGCTGAATATAAAACTGAACGTGATTACCCGCTTAAACCATATAGCATAAAATTTTTTAGTGATCATACAGAGTTAAAAGAATTCAGTAATAAACAAGCCAAGCAATCAAAATCATTGTACCCCGGCTATATCTCGATGTATTGGGATGTAGAAATATTAACTACAGTAGAAGAAAAAGAAAGGGTGAAGGGCACATTCGAGCCAACAAACCCAAAAAAATATAGCCAAGCAAAAAAATATATGGTGGGGGGTGCAGTTTGGCATTGCTTTGATTTATCAAGCTCGCGGGGTAGGCGTGAATTAGCTTTATATAGAACTATCTGTAAAAATTGTGGAAGACCATATGGCGAGCATAGTGGTACGGATGGAAATAAATGCCCAGCTGGTGAATAAAATGTATACAATAGGCTATGATGAATTAGAGAATTTGC